ATCTTCTACTGCTGCATTTCAAGCTATTAACGGCGGCGCTTTCATTAGCGATTTTGCCAATGGTGTTGACGGGAATAATACGATTTCAAACGGAGAAATTCAAACAGCTTACGACCTATTCAAGAATGAAGAGGAAAATGTGGACTTCATCATTACTGGTGGGGTTTCTCAGGCTGTTTCTGAATATATCTTAGACAACATTGCTGAAGTGAGAAAAGATTTGGTTGTATATATTTCTCCAGAGAAATCTGATGTCGTGAATACTTCCGGAAACAGGTTGGCTCAAGTAATTGCTAAGAGAAATATGTACAACAATTCAACCTATGCTGTTTTCGATTCCGGTTGGAAGCAACAGTATGACAAATTCAACGATGTATATCGGTGGATTCCGTTGAATGCTGATTTGGCTGGGTTGGCTGCTCAAACATCTGATCCGTGGATTCCTCCTGCTGGATTGACTAGTGGATTGGTTAAAAATGTGAAGGCTCTAGCATGGAGTCCGACAAAGGCAGAGCAGGCCGAGTTGTATAAAGTTGGCATTAACTCTGTAATCAATAAATTTGGTGTTGGTGTTGTGGTTTGGGGTGATAAGACGATGACTTCTAAGCCAACAGCATTTGATAGAATTAACGTCAGAAGATTGTTCTTGGCATTAGAGAAATCCATTAAAGTCGCAGCTGAATATACGTTGTTTGAAATTAACAATGCTTTTACTCGCGCGCAATTTACGGCAAGAACCGAACAATTCTTGAGACAAGTGAAAGGTAATGGTGGGCTTCAAGATTTCTTAGTTGTTTGTGATGAAAGCAACAATACTCCTGCTGTAATTGATAGCAACTCTTTCGTCGGAGACATTTATTTGAAGCCTCCAAGATCAATTAACTGGGTCCGATTGAATTTCGTTGCAGTTGGTACTGGTGTGTCATTCAATGAAATTGAGGCAGTTCGATAACAAAATATTGGGGAGGTACATTGTACCTCCCCTTCTAAGATCCATAAATAATTAAGAGGGAAAAGATATGGCATTTAACATCGCAAGATTTCAACAGGCTGTTGTCGGAGAAGGTGCAAGACCGACATTATTCGAGGCCAGATTGTTTTTCCCCGGTTTAGATGAATTTAACTTTACATTCAAGTGTAAAGCTGCTCAGTTGCCGGGGAAAACGTTAGGCGTTATCGAATTACCATATTTCGGCAGACGTATTAAGGTGGCTGGAGACCAGACTTTCCAAGAATGGACTGTCACTGTTATCAACGATGAGAGTTTTAACGCCAGAAGGGCATTTGAGCGCTGGATGAGCGGAATTAATGAACACGTTTCAAACCTTCGTACCAATGTGAGTTACATGGCAGATGGTGAAGTTTTGCAGTACGATAAGGAAGGAAATGTGATTAATACCTATAAGTTCCGAGGCGCTTGGCCTTCCGATATTTCTCCTATTGATGTGTCTTGGGAATCCAATGACACAGTAGAAGAGTTCACTGTAACACTTCAGTTCCAGTGGTGGGAGTCGGCAGGAACCACAGATAACGCTTAAAAAAGAAAGGCTATTTAGTTATGTCTATTTTTGATTTTTTCGGATTTTCGATCAAGAAAAAGGAAGATAAAGAGTCGCGTCTATTAACTGTCGTTCCTCCGACCAATGATGACGCGGCTCTAATTATTAGAGGGCCGGGGTCTTCCTTTCAAACTTTATCTTACAATCTAAATTTTGATCCGGCGAATGAAGAGCAACTGATAAACAAATACAGAGAATTAGCTCTTAATGCTGATATAGATTCTGCTATTGATGAGATTGTGAATGAAATGGTTTATTCTGGTGATCAAACTTCTTTGGTATCTATTAATTTAGATAAACTAGATTTTTCTGATGATATCAAGAAAATTATTGAAAAAGAATTTGAGTATATTTTATCTATATTGGATTTCAATGAAAATGCTTATGATATCATCAAGCAGTGGTACATTGATGGCAAGATTTATTACAATATTGTGATTGACCCAGAAAATCTTCGAGAAGGCATCATTGATTTGCGAAACATTGATCCCAGAAGAATCAGAAAAGTTCGTGAAGTTGTAGAGGAAAAAAACCGAAAAGGAGTTGCTATTCCGACAAAATTTGAAGATTACTATATCTATGAAGATGCTACTGGAAAAGCTCTTTTCAAAATTCCGGCTGACTCTATTGCAATGTCGCATTCTGGGTTGATTGAAGATAGAAATGGAAAGGTTCGTATTTTGTCATTTTTGCACGCGGCAATCAAACCCTTCAACCAGTTGAGAATGTTGGAAGATTCTGTGGTGATTTACAGACTGGCTCGTGCGCCAGAACGGCGTGTTTTCAAGATTGATACTGGTAACATGCCTCCACATAAGGCGGAGCAGTATGTTTATTCGTTTGCACAAAAACATAAAAAGACATTTTCTTATGATTCTGTAACTGGCGACTTGCGAGATGAAACAAGAAATCTGGCAATGCTTGAAGATTATTTCTTCCCAGTTCGAGAGGGGGGCCGTGGAACTGATGTTACAACACTTCCCGGAGGAACAAATTTAGGAGAAATCGAAGACATCAAATACATGCAAAAAAAGCTGTATAGAGCGCTTCGAGTTCCGGTTTCTCGTCTAGATGAAACCAGTACTTTCAATACTGGAAGATCCTCAGAAATATTGAGAGAAGAATTGAAATTCTCAAAATTCATTCAAAGATTGAGAGTACGGTTTTCTACACTTTTTACTGATCTTTTGAAAAAGCAATTAATTTTGAAGAACATTATTTCTCTTGAAGATTGGGATGAATATATAAAAAATAATATATTCTATGATTTCAAGCATGATTCTTATTTTACTGAATACAATGATGCAGAAATCATGTCTCGCAGAATGGAATTGGCAAGCCAAGCTGAAGGGCTGAAGGATTACTTCTCGAAAGCATACATCCAGAAGAAATTCTTGAAACTTACTGATGAGGAAATTGAAAGAATTAAGTTAGATAATCTTTCAAAGGACGAAGGATTTGAATCTGAAGATGGGTCCGATGAAATGGACTCTTCATTTGAACCAGAATTCACTCCGCCGTCTATGAGAGATTTGAATCGTCCTTCAACTCCATCTTTGGGTGGATCTAAACCAGAAGAAACCGGAACAGCACCGGAAGCTGGCGGAGGAGAAACAGAAGCCGGGCAAGCTGGTTCTACTGAAACACCACAAACTCAAGCGGGGCCGGAAACACCACCAACAGCATAAATAATTTAAAGGAGAAATAACATGAAAAAGAAAGAAAGAGAAGAAATTAAGGATCTTCTAAAAGCTGTAAAAGAGAAAAGACCTTTTGATGTGAAAAAAATTACAGATAAAATTTTAGCTAGAAAAATAAATGATTTGCTTGAACAGAAAAAGAAAGAAATTCGATTGGGGGAGTAATATGAAAAAGATTTTTTTAGTTTTTGCGTTTTCAATTTACACATTTGCACAAACTCCAGCTCCTCCGAGATATCAGGAGTTTACTATTAATGCTGGACAATACTTATCCAATGCTGTTGTTATACGGGCTAATTGTGTTCCAGCAGCAATTGTAGTCCCAAGCAACTGGGTTACTGCAAATATGACTTTTCAAGTCAGTGAGGATGGTGGGACAACCTTTCATAATTTGAAAACTGAAACCAACACAGAAGTACAATTAACAGTTGGAACACCCGGAGATATGATTTTGCTATCTACAAATTTGCATTGGTTGCGAGGTAAAGCTGTTAAGATTCGTTCTGGCACTTCTTTAGCTCCAGTAATACAGACAGCGACAAATAAAGTTATTCGTATGGTTTGTGCATTACCGGGAACTGGTTTGTAATTTGAGGATTAACCGATGACGACTTTATTAGAAGAATACGTTCAACTCTTAAACGAACGCCGAATCAAAATGGGCAATGTTGTCAGAGTTGATCGTGTAATCAAAGGTAAAGTCAAAAAGCGTAGTCTAAGATCTGCGAAGAAAGGCTATAAATTAGTTAAGGGGAAATTGAAGAAGATTTCTCCGGCAGAAATGAGAAAGAGAAAACTTGCGGCAAAAAGAGCAGCAAGAAAACGTAAAGCAAAATTGAAGCAAATATTGAGAAAGAGAAAGATTTCTTTAATGAAAGGGAAGAGGCAAGGATTATATAAATAATAAAAGGGTAACGAAAATGCGTCTATTAAAGGAAATGGCCGAAAACATTTCGGTCTCAAAACAAGACAATAACGGAAATAAACAATATGTTATTGAAGGGATATTTCTACAATCTGAAATTGTTAACAAAAATGGTAGAAAATATCCGAAAGCAATTCTAGACGCTGAGGTTAACAGATATATTGAAGAGTATGTAAAAGATAAAAGAGCTTGGGGTGAATTGTGTCATGTGGATTCTCCTATTATTGATTTGAATCGAGTATCACATTTGATTACAGAGCTTAAACAAGACGGGAACAATTGGATTGGCCGTGCTATTATTACGGATTCCGTTGCCGGGAAAAATGTTAAGGCTTTGTTGGATGTCGGAGGAAAACTTGGAGTATCTTCTCGCGGATTAGGATCTGTAAAAAAGGTTGACGGTGTAAATGTTGTTCAAGATGATTTCAAGCTGGTTACTGCTGCTGATATTGTGGCAGTCCCGTCGGCCCCAGATGCTTTTGTGGATGCTGTAATGGAAAATGCTATTGAGTGGTATTGTGATGCAAATGGAAATTGGTTTTCTAAGTTTGTTGAGGAAACTCAAAAAGAAATTCATAACACACCAAAAGCACAGTTGGAAGAGAAATTTCTTTCGGTGTATGAGAAGTTTTTAAGAGAATTGGTTAGGAGTAAATAAATGCCAGACATTTATACATCAACAAAAGAATTACTTCAGAAAGTTCGTGAGCGAGAAAGAAGTCTTAAAGAGAATGACGAAGAAATTTATTCTCAATCAAATTTTAAAACTTTTTTAATTCGTGGAATTATTGATTTTGATGGAAATAATAAAATAGGTGAAAATGCGACGGAA